CAACAATTTTATTTTCACCAGTTAAGGATTGAAGATGTGTACTAGCACTTCTTAAAAATAAGTTACCAGTTTGATTATCAATAATAGAGTCTGTACCATCATGTAAGATAGTCATGTCTCCATTGGCAGCAGAACCAAAAGTTGCTTTTGCATTATCAGCAAACTCAAGAGCATTATCTGACCTATCAAAAACAATATCTCTTCCAGCAGTTTCTCCATCAAATTTTACATCTTTAATAAATTCAGTTTGTGACCCATTTATTTGAACACAATGATTTCCGTCAAATCCTAATTCTAAATGACCACTTGAATTATCTAAGAAAATAGCTCTACCACCACTGTCATCACTAATAAGTTGAAAGTTATCAGCTTGAATATGTATGTCACCATCAGCAGCAATAATTTCATTTGTATTTGAACTGCTTTCGTGGAATATTTCTAAATTATTATCAGAACCAGTTCCAAATATTGCTTTATCATCATCAGCAAAGTCAATATCATTACCGTTACTTTGTAAATCACCGCCTAGCTGTGGTGATGTGTCGTTTACTAAATCAGTATTAACTGCTGCAAAACTTAAATTTCCATTGCTATCAGTTTTTAAAAAACCATTATTTACAATACTGCTAGGAAATGTAAGAGTATAACTTTGTGCAGCACTATGGGGTGGAGAAGATAATTTTATACCATGACTATTTTGTGAACAGTTAAGTTGTATGTAACCATCTGTTGAACTGCCATCTCCTTTTGATATAAACCCTGCTTCAGAAGAACTAGAGTTTGCGGTAACTTGTGCTGAAGCAATGATATCCCCTGTTACGTCAAGACCAGCACCAACGTCTAAATTGCCAGTTACGTCAACGTGACCATCTGTATTTATAACTAATCTATCTGAAGTATTTGTTATATCATAAATTCTAAATTTGCCAGTGCTGAGAACTATTTTGTAGTCTGGGTTATCGTCACTTTCAGTAAATTTAATACTTGGATTAACATCAGTTAAAGTTACATCTCCAGAACTAAAAGTTCCAGTTGTACTAATATTTTGTGATCCAAAATCAGGATCTATTTTTGAACCTGCTATTGCCGCATTTGAGGCTATTTTTGCATTATTAACAACTCCATTATCTATTGTAAAAGTTGATCCAGAGCTTGATACAGTGATGTCGCCTTTATCTCCATCACTTACCCCAGAAGCAGCACCTATTTCTTGAATACTACCATTATCTTTCTTAGTAAATAATTGTCCTGAGTCTGTTCTTAAGGCTACCTCTCCAACAACTAAATCACTAGCACTTGGATCGCTGCCACTTGCATTTTTTAATTTTATTGTGACCGCCATTTGTGTTACCTCCTAGTAAATTATTTATTTTTAGTAAGTTCCTCCATTAACATCAAAACCAGAAGTTGCTCCATCCTCCAAAAATGTAACCAGATCAGACAAAGCAACCTGTTTCATAGTTCCATTATCATTGCAAATAAATCTATCTGCTGTTGCAAGAGTAGTAGATGTAGCAGAAGTTCCTCCGTCTATTAAATTTATTTCAGCAGTTGTGGCTGTAACACCATCAAGAATATTTAATTCTGCGGTTGTACTTGTAACTCCATCTAAAATATTTAACTCGGCTGTAGTTGATGTAACTCCGTCTAAAATATTTAATTCTGCTGCGGTAGATGTTACTCCATCTAATATGTTTAATTCTGCTGCTGTTGCAGTAACTCCATCAAGAATATTTAGTTCAGCAGTTGTTACAGTTGCACCATCTAAGATTGCTACTTCAGTTGAAGTCAAAGCAGCTAACGCAGCGGACGCACCTGATTGACAGCCAGATAGATTATCAAGGTCAGCGTCATAAGCTTGAACATTTGTTCCAATGGCTAAGCCTAATGCAGTCCTCGCAGCAGAAGCACTCGTTGCACCTGTTCCACCATCAGAAATTGCTAAAGTTCCTGATATAGAACTAGCAGAAAGATTAACCGCGATTTCAGTAGATTCAATTCTAAGTCCACCATTAGCTTTTAAGTCAACTGACATTGTGTTGCCAGACTTATCAAGTCCATCACCTGCTGTAATTTGACCCGCCCCAGAGAACTGAACAAAAGTAAGATTGTTGGTTCCTACAACGGCTGATCCTTTATTAGTGCTGCATACAAACCCATTGTCAGCATTAACAGTACCTTGATCTACAAAAACGAATACTGATGACGCATCATCTCCTGTTGCTAAATCATCAGTTCTTGCCCATGTGCTTGCTTTGCAAAGATACAGTCCGTTTTCTGAAGCTGTGTTTTGATTTTTAACAAGTACTCTTTGATCAGCAGAAACAGCAACACCATCAATGGTCTGTGTCCCAGATAGAGTAATGTTTGCTGTTGTAGCTACTTTTACAGCTTCCTTAATATCTAAACCTTGAGAAACACCATCAACATACGATTTACTTGCCGCATCACCATCAGCTGTCGGCGTAGCTAAGTTTGTAATCTTTTGACTATTTGCACTAATCGCACCATCAGGTGCAGTAAATTCATTTAATTTTAGTAGATCCGCTGCAACTAACGATCTGAATGATGGGGCTGCATCTGAACCACTTGCAGGGCCAACTAAAACAGTATTTGCTGCTCTTGTATCTGTTTTATTAAAAAACGCACCTGAACCACCTACTGTAATTATCGAACTAGCAGAAGGAGGTGTAGATCCATTATCACCAAAACCATAATATAATTTTAAATCTGCTTCGTTAAAAGCTAATTCAGAAGGAGATAAGCTCGATGGCGCACCAGCAGACCCACTAGCTGCTCTTTTTTTAATTCTTATAGTGTTAGACATGGCCTAAAAATTTCCTCCATTAACAAGTGTGAGTTTGGTAGTTGTTGCATCTGCTTTAAATTTAGCAGAAGTTGAGTCATAGTAAATAACAGAGCCATTGACTTTTGACGTTTCATCAAGGTCGATACCTTTAGGGCCAGCCGGCCCTTGAGTTGCCACTGTTACAACAGTGCTATCACCTTCATTTACTGTAACAGTATTTTCTGTGGTAGTAATGTTTACTGAAGTCATGCAGTGTAACCCTCACTCATAGTTATATTACCTTCTAAATAATATTCTTTTAAACCATTTGTGTCTGTAAGTAATACATCATATTTTAAAACACTAGGACTAAAAGTAGTAGTTTGTGTATCTGTAAGTGCTATATCTATTTTTCCATTAGCTCTATCTGTATAAGTAACTCCAAAATCAGCATACTTTGTAGTACGAGTTTCTTCCCAAACCTGTGCTTCTACAGTATAACCTGTTAAATCTATTGCAGCATTATTTGAATCTTTAAAAACAAGTTGAATACTATGATCTGCTCTTCTTTGAACAGTCATATTATATTTACCCGGTGTAATTGCCATTAGCTATAAGGTGATGTGCCTAGTATATCAGTTTTCCATTGTGCCTTCAAAGCATCTGTGTCTGCTGCGGATGCAATACCAGAATCAGCAGGTGCATCTCTTAATGCGTTTTTCTTTGCAACAATATCTGTTGTTGAAGCACCTGTTTCTAAAGCCTTTTGAAATTCAACATCAAGTGCTTCTAATAAAGGCTTTCTTGCAAACCTTATTTTTTCTTTATGTATTTCTCTGGCTTTTGCCATGTCTATACTAAATCCCATAATTTACTCCGTATAAGTCCATGCATTTCTAAAACTCCTATCCGTAGGAATAATAGATTTATCTACAATATAAGATGTTTTACCACTTGGAATATCTTTAGCTTGTATTTCTTCAACAGTTAATCCACATTCATCTGTAGGAATAACAACTACAAGAATACCCTCATCATTTGTATATAAAATTCTTTTATCGGAATTAGCCATTTATGTTTTTCCTAATTATAAGTTAAAAAGTATCAACAACAAGTATATAGTAATTATCAGCAGCCCCACTTAAACCTCCAAGTTCTCCATTAGCTTCAATTTTAAATGATGTTGTTGTTTTACCACTGCTTTGAGTTTTTAAGAATAAAACAAAATTTGGGTTAACTCTTTGACTCATATCGTAGCTCATCAATACACAATAATTTGTATTTGAACTTGCAGTTGACATCGTTACTCCAAGTTGTCCAGTTCCATCATCAGAAACACTTGAAATTCCATAACTTTTTAATTTTGATCCTCCGCTACTTGCAGTCACCCAAGCTTTAATTGCACCACTTCCATTAAATGCCATTATTTTACCTCCGTTAAATTAAACTTATATTTTTTCTTAGTTCGTTTGTTAATCAAGAAAAGATCCTCTGCTCCTTCTTGAATAGTATAACTTCCCCAAGTTCCGTCAACATCATTAGCTCCTCCTTCGTTAGACAAATTCAAGTCATTTGTAAATATATTTGACCAACGTAAAGAACTTGTACCTAAACTATAGGAATTATTTGATGCTGGAGCTATCTGGTGCATACCAGCTAATGCTGTGATCGTATTTCCTCTAGAAACAGATGTACTGCCTAATGTAAATAACGCACCAGTAATATTTGTTGAGGCTATTGATCCAAAACTTAAATTACCACTTCCATCAGTTTTTAGCGGTTCTCCATTACTTCCGTCTGTCGCTGGAAGAGTTAATGTAACATTTGAACTAACAGTAGAAGGTGATTGCATCGCAACATAATGGCTTGAATTTGCATCAGCAAATCTTATTTGATTTTGTAATTGCAAAGTAATTCCATTAGCGTCAAAAAGCATCTGTTCAGTGCCACCGGAACTAAAACCCATAATATTGGCAGATTTTCTAAACAAACCTAAATCTGAGTCTGTATCAAAACTTATAGCTGGATTTGACGCGCTGTTAGAATCATCAGCTAAAAACTGACCTGTCATTGGAGAAGAAGTACCGCCAGATCTAGGTAACAAACCTAAATTTGCACTATCTATATTGCCTATTTCTGTAAAGCCATTATTACTTGAATTTCTTATTTTTAAAACATCTGAAGTAGTATTCAGAAAAAGCATACCAGCTACACATTGACTTGTAACTAAATCTGAGGATTTTGAATTGCTTGATTGGATTGCCGCAAAAACCTCATTTAAGTCAATTCTTACGTTTGCTCCAGAAGCATTTTGAATAATGTAATTTGATACGTCAGCCACAATTAATTACTTTTTTTTCCATGTTAACCTCCTTTACCAAAACCAACAGCACTATAAGTAAAGTCTCTATCTATACTACCACCACTTGAGTTTTTAAAATGTACTGTAAACCCTGTTCCTGTTATATTAGTTAATTCAAAAAAATCACCAGTTGCCATTTGCTTACTTGAAGAATGTTGAGGTGAAATAGTAACTGAAGGCTTTGGAATTCCTGTGATAGCAGTTGTACCTACAAAAAATGGTGCAGAAAATGTTACTGACTTAGCCCCTGCTCCAGATGCTATTACAGAAGATTGTTCAGTTCTGGTTGGCATTTCTGCTTTATAACCTAATTGATTTATATTCATATTTTGGGCAACATCAGTTGTCTCCAAAATAGCTCTAAATTGAAATCCTCTAGCCTTAAATGTACCATTAGCAAAATCATTAAATTCTGTATAAGAACTCATATCATTAGAAGTTCTCACAGCTAGTTTTGCATTTGCATCATTAGCAACAGCCCCATCAAAATCTGTCCAAGTATCAATATTTGCTGTTCTGTTATCAAACCTATCTCCAATGTAAAAACCAATACCTGACATATGTCTTTTTAAAGTCAGGGAAAATATACCGCCTAGATCTAAAGTGTCATTGAAATCATATGTTCCTCTTAAACCTCTATCAATAGATAAATTGCCAGTATGTATTTGACCAGTTGTTAAAGCTGCTTTTGCAGTTATGGTAAAAACATTTGCATTTGTAACACTAGCTATTATAAATTTGCCATTAACTGCATCACCAGTAGTAAATCTAAAATTTAAAAATTCTCCTTGCGTTAATCCATGTGAGGATATTGTGCAAGTTATGGTTGTCGAGTTTGTTGCCTGACTATAGGTTCCAGATATAACTGAGGCTGGGTTTGTAAGTTCTAATACATCTAAAGTGGAATTATATTGTGTATTAACAAACAAACTAGAGGTACTATTATTAAAAGCTGGAGTGTCTGTGTCTTCTCTCTCGTTTTTTACAATTATAGAATCAAGAATATCTACAAGAGAAAGTTCTACGCTAGCTGCATTTTCACTAAATCGACCCCCATCATCTTGAAACTTTAGTAAGTAAGTACCAGCTAGAGCAGGGGCTATTACTTCTGTAGTATTACCAGCAACAGCTTCAATAATATCTTGTGCTGATTGAAATGCAGCGGAACCTCCTGTTAAATTACTATGCCTTACATATACCCGACCTCCATGTGTAACGTCAGCAGAAACAGATTGTGTAAATCTTAATCTTACAAATTGTTCGTTAATTGGTTCAATAGTTAATCCAGTTACATCTTCTGGTTTTCCTGTTTTACCGGATGTAATAACATTATCAATTAATGCTGAAGAAGATAATTTTAATGCTGCGTTATAAGAAAATACTTGTACATCATATGAACCTTTCTTTGTATCCATTATTTCAAAGTCTGTTCCAAAAACAACTTGAGTTATAAAATTATTTTTACTACCATCCCCTGCATCATAACGATAACTTAGTTGATACTGATTTACACCTTGTGGTTTTTGAATTGTACTTCCATTATTTGTGGTAACAGTATCACAAGGCTCTTTCCATGAAAGCAACAACTTACTTCTAGCCATTCCATTAATAACTACTGTTTTCTCTTGACTCTTTAAACTTGTTGGAGCATCGATGTCTCTATTTAATATAGATATATTTCTTGCTGGTAAGGGAGTTCCATTTTCAATAAAATTATATTTTCCAGCTATATAAGTTAAAGCTGTTATTTGATAATTAAGACCATCTTTTTCTTCAACTTGAACTACTCTAAATAATTGAGTTTCATTAGTCGTACTTGATACCACATAAGGTGAGTTTTCATTTGGTGCAGAAGAGAAAGCAGATGCAGTTGTACCATCAAACTTCGTAACACTGTTTACTGTTATTACTGCCCCATTAATATCTGAAATAACGCCAGTTTCTACTGTTCCGTCAGCAAGAATAACACTAATAGTAGGATTATCAGTTAATAGAGGCAAGCTCGTGTTTGCTAATTCATCTATCGTTACTGTGGTTGTAGTTGCTGCAACAATACGGCCTCCCCTTCTTTCTCCTGACCTAACAGGATCATTAACCTCAATTACAGAACCGGGTCTTACTACGACACCAGCGTCAATAGAAGTAGTAAATGAAACAATTTCAGATTGCTGTTCTTCCGCGAACATCATGGCTCTTCCTAGTCTTGCAGCTTGATTGCGAGAAGTACAAGCAAATGCTTTAACTTTTTTTATTGATGTACCAAGTTTTTGTCTTCTTGAAACATCTGCAGTACTATCACTATCTCCAACAACCTCAAAGTCAACTTCTTTTGAGTCCATATTAAAATAACTCACAGAAAAAATTGAATGTCTTTGTTTTAAACTACTTCCTGAATAACTGAAACCTTCTTCGCCAACATTTGACAAATTAAAAACATAACTAGGTAGCAAAGGTTTGTCTTGAGATATACTGACACTTCCAGCAGACCATATAGGCATACATCTCATTACACCAGATAATTCATTAATTGCTTCAAATGCTGCTTTTGGACTTTGAATATTTACATTACAACTAAATCTAGCTTCTTTAGTTCCAGCACCAGTTCCATCGTCTACTTCTTCGTTTGCATATTGACTTGCAGCAACGAAACTAAATAAATCTAAATTACCTTCTATAATATGATCACCTAGGCCATACCTAGTATTAGTGAGAAGATCCAGTAAACACATACTTGGGCAGTTAGTGTAAACAGCAGCACCCATAACCCCATTAAATATGTAACCCTGTGGATAACGTATTCTGCCTGTTAATGGATCGACATCAGGCGTACCAGAATTAGCAGCCCCTGCGCCGGGTATCTTTACTTTTATTCCTCTTATACGATATTTTCTCGAAGGGATACGATTAAACATTTTACTATCAATACGCAAAGCAACATATGCACTATTTGGATAGGTTGAGTT